TTCAGAATACTCCTACTCAGCCGATGAGGACATGGTTGATGGCGTTCAGTTGATGCGCGACGGCGCGACTGGCCGGCCAACGATGCCATCAGGCTACTGGATACGATCTGGCATGGGCGGTGTTGGTGATGACGTTTGGGAATTTCGTTCTACGGCCAACATGCATCACGTGTTCGACCCCGAACGCATCGGCATGTTTCGCGGCATCACTCCGTATCACGCGACGATTAACACCCTGCACGACGTTGACGATCTCGAACTGATGGAGATGCAACGTGCGAAACAGAATTCGGAAAATTCATGGGTGTTAAAAACCGCTTCCGGTGAACTACCATCCAACCTTCGCGCGCGTCGAACCGAACTCACCAGCGGCACGACCGGCACACCCGGCACAACTGAAACCAAGGACGAATACCAACGGCGTCAGGACATTTATCGCCGCGTGTTGGGCGCCCGCGGCATTGCCATCCGTCGCGATGAGGAATTCGAACAGCACGACAACAAGAATCCATCGGCTGCCACTCAGTGGTATTGGAAATATAAAATCGGTCAGGTGTGCGCGGCTTCTGGCGTGCCGTTGATTCTGATTTTTCCAGAAATCGTTGAAGGCATGCAAGGCACTGTTGTGCGCGGCATCTATGACAATGCTCATGAGTTTTTCCGATCAAAGTTTTTCATCCTCGCCCACTCTGCCCGTCGTAAATATCGGTTCTATGCGAACTGGGCACGCTATAACGACCCACGCTGTGTTGATGCGCCTGCTGATTGGGATCGTTGCCATGTGACCCCGCCGCGGGCGGTCAATGTCGATGTCGGCCGTAACTCAATTGCCATGCTTGCTGAATGGGCAGCCGGTTCGACCAATCTCAGCGAAATCGCCGGCGGCAAAGGCACGACTGCCGAAGTGCTACTGACCAACAAAGGCAATGAGTTGGTGTTGGCGAACAAAATCGCGCAGCAACTTACGAAGTCGAGCGGCTACCAAATCACGCCCGAACAAATCATGGGTCAACTGGCTGACATCGTTCAGAAGTTGGCTAGTGCGCAGCAAGAGCCTGATGACGACGAACCTCCCAAGTCAGGAAAGAAAAAGGAAATGGTCGAAGCATGAAGAAAAAACTTTTCAATTTCAAAGGCGGTTACATCAAGGCCACTTGGAACGAAGCTGATGCCAGTCCAGTCGAGGTCATGGTCTATGACAACATCGGCGAAGACCCTTGGTCTATGGGCGGCATCACTGCTGAAGATTTTCGTAATTGTCTTAACGCCATTCCGAAAGACCGCGAACTTCACCTGCGCGTCAATTCTAAGGGCGGCGATGTGCATGAGGGTATCGCTATGCGCAATGCGCTGATGGAATGGCCGAAAAAGATCACGACCAGTTACGACGGCATTGCCGCATCAGTCGCATCCTGGGCATTCGCTCCGAATCGTGACGGTGACGAAGTTCGCGCTTATCGCTCGTCGCAGATGTTCGTTCACGACGCCATTTCTTTCGGGTTCGGCAATGCAGAGGACTTCCGCAAGGCTGCTGATGACCTCGACAAAACGTCTGACCAAATCGCACAGATGTATGCCGATAAAACCGGCAAGGGAAAACGCACAATGCGCGATTTGATGCGGGACGAAACTTTGCTCACCGGGGAAGAGGCGGAAGAGATGGGCTTGGTTGATAAGCTCGTTGATGGAAAGGCCATTCGTAATTTCAAGCCTGCTGAATTTGCAGCGATGCAAGCGCAGTTAAAGGCGTTCAATTCCGCCGTTAAGGCGGGGCAAACCACAAACCAAACACCACCAGACCATATGAAGAAAAGAATGATCGCCCTGCTCAACAAGCACGGCGTGAAGGAAGTCGGCGGCATTGCCATCTCGAATGAAATGACCGATGAGCAGATTGCCAAAGTCAACGATGAGCAGCTTGAGGCTGCTTACACTCAACTGTTGTCCCAAGCTCAGCGAGAGGCTGCGACGGCTCCGAGAAATCAGGACTTCATCGCACTTCAAGAGAAGGTCAATCAGTTGACCGAACTCAACAAAGAGAACCTTAAAAACCGTGTCACCAACGAAGTCAAAAGCTTCGTCACCGATGACAAGCTCGAAGCGAATCTCGAAGAGCGCGTTATCAACATGGCGTTGAAGTTCAGCAACGATGCCGATCGTGAGGAATATCTCGGCCAGTTCCGCAATCGCCAGCCGAATCGCCCAGGCGGTGCGCCGTTGCGCACGTCGGTCGAATGCGTGTCTGAGGCGTTCGATGACATCCAGAATTATGTCATCGACAACGGGCCGAAGTTTTTCAAGCAGATGTTGAACATCAAGCGGGATACCGGGCGCGTGTTGGAGAAAAACGAACTCCAGGAAATGCATGCTCGCTCTTTGCTGGTTGCGAATACCATCGCAAAACACAAAGAAAAAATCATCGCGCACTGGAATTTGAACGCCATTGACTCCGCGCTTCAACGCCAGGTGATTTTGCAGGACATGATTCGAGCGTATGCCATTATCCTGCTTCCGCTCAGTCAATTCTCAACCGTTTACAGCAATATTCCGCTCGAAGGAACGGACAAAGTGGAAGTGCCTTACTTCCCGCTGCAGACGACCGCCTCAACGTCGTTCGTGAAGGGCACGGGCTACACCACGTCGAGTGATTGGACGGAGAACAGCCGTGAGATTGCGGTTGGTGGCGACGGTTCCACTGCTGCGGCTGCGAACCAGGCGCGTGACCGCAAGTATCAGATGATCAACTTCGATTCATATGACCTGCGACGGCAACCGTATTTGAATCTCGTTCAACTCTTCGTGATGGCCGCTCAGAAGTTGGCCGTCGATGTGTTCACTGACATCGTGAAGAGCGTTGTGACTGCTGCCAACTTCGGTGCCAGCGTTAAGGCTGTTGCGGCAGCGGCATTCTCTGCTGATGATGTCGCAGACTTGGACGCGTCGGCCACTGGCCGGAATTGGCCGCAAGCTGGCCGCAGCATGGCTTTGGATCATCTCTACTATGCTCCACTGCTCAAGGACCAATCCTTCAAGGCATATCTGAGTTACGGCAATGCCGATGCGATTCAGACGGGCCGGATCAAGAGCGCCTATTCGTTCGAGAATATCGACAAGGTGCCTAACCTCGCCGCGAATTATTCTCCTGCTGGCGAAAATCTCGTTGGCTGGATTACGCACAAATCAGCCGTGCTGGCTGCGTTTGCGAACATCATGCCATCGCCGGCCGTCCGCATCCTGAACGAGATTTTTGAAATCGTGACGGATGAACAGACAGGGATCTCGTTCGCTCATCGTCGTTTCGGCGATGCCGTGAAAGATCGCACGTTTGAAGTCGCGGAATCGTCTTACGGCGCCGGTAAGGGAGTTGATGCCGCGCTCGGACGTATCACCAGCCAATAACTTCTCACAATGGCGGGAGCGAGCCTTATGCTTTCACTCGCTCCCGCCTGAATTAACAAAAATATTTTTATGGCTAGAACTGCGGTCACACTTGGCAGGACACATGAGGGCAAGTTTGTTCTCATTGCTGGTCCTGATGTTTCAATCGTCGAGCAACTGAGCAATTGGCGAAAAGCCAAGACCAGTTTCGTTGATGAAAAGTTGGCCGAACTTCGATTCCAGGAATCTGATGGACCAATGTTGATTCATCGGATGCGGTCGCCAGCGCAACAGACTGAACATGACCAGCGGCGTGCCGATGAAACCGCGAGGGCTCAAGAGGCTGACAAAAAGCTCAAGGCAGAAGCCAAGAAAAAGGCTGATGCAGAGAGGGCGAAAGCAAAAGCCGAAGCCGGAAAGTAATTTTACAGACCGAAAAACCAAACCACAAACCATCATGAAAAAACTGCTTATTTCACTTCTCACATTGGTTGCCGCTCTCACTGCGAGCGCGGGACTTCAACCTGACGGAACGCTCAACGGCGGAACAAACACTTGCCTCGGGCAGGCCACAAATCAATACGCTGGAACGATTTTCAATTGTAACAACAGCAGCCAGGTTACATTTGAATTTTCGTTCATCTGCACGAACGCGAGTGCGATGACGGCTGGCGCTGGCGCATTCTTCACGCTCGATGGAGCAATCAACGGAACCACTTCCGATCTGTGGCAGAGCAATACGCTGACGTTCTTTGTTCCAAACAATGGCAACTCATCGAACGCATCCGTGCTCGTTACCAATGTCGGAGCGCCGTTTCCGTTTTACCGCGTCGGCCAGGTGCGAAATACGAATCAGACAAGCTCATCGACGACGAATTTTACTGGGCTGAAAGTTCGCTGCTTCACCAAGAGCGGCATCTAATGTCCGTCGTCAACACCATGTTGGCCCAGGGTGAGCAGTCGTTGCTCGCCTCAGGCCATGGCGACGACCTGACGGTTATCAGTGGTAAAAGCACGGGTAAAAAGTTCACCGCACGTCTCGATGTTGAACCATCCATCGACCCGAATTCGCCGTGGGGTAACGACACTCGCATGAGTTCATTCCTACGCATGCCAATCGGAGGGCCCGCGCTCGATTCAGGCGACAGATTCACCGATGGCACGACCAAGTGGAAGGTTCTGTCGCGCGAGAACAATGCATCGTCCATAACGACCGATTATCGAGTTGAGCAACAGATATGAATTTCTTCCGTCACCGGAAGCCTTGGGCCAACACCACCATGGGGGCCTGCCTTGTGCTTATGGGATTTCTCACAGGGCAGGCCTTTGGTGCCACGCTGAATTTCACTTGGACGAATTATGACGGAACATTGCTGACAAACGACCTGGTGATTCAACGCGCAACACCGCCGTTGAACGATGGCAGTTTTGGTTACGCAGGATTGCCCACACGCTTTCCAACCACGAACGGATTGGCTAGTCGATTTTTGTTGCAAGGCATTTATGCCGTTCAGCCTTACGACCCGAAGAATCTGCTCAATCTTACTCCGATTTTAATTTCAGTTCCGAACGACAGCAACAGTTACAGCATCTGGCAGCCGGGAATCTGGATAAGTGGCGGAAAATATTTCATCTACACGCCAGGAGTGACGCAGATTTTAGGCGGGTCGAACGTGACGGTAAACAGCTCGACAACGAACGGCATGAACATCGTCACTATCAACGCCGCATCGTCTTCAAACTCCGTCGTTGCTGAATCTGCGCATGCGACAAATGCTGATTACGTTTCGACCGCAGTTCTCACCAATCAGTTTTACGGCTCGAATCTCGTCGGTGCGATATTGCAAGCGACGCACGCGACTAACGCGGACCAGTCGACGCACGCGACTAACGCGGATTATGTATCGACAGCCACATTCACGAATCAGGCTTACGGCTCGAATATCCTTGGCGCAGTTTCTCAATCTAGCCATTCCACGAACGCCGATTTTGTTTCGGGCACTCTGTCGAACTCAGTTTACAGTTCGAATTTAGTTGGTGC